CAAAATGGAATACATAACTTCCTTGCTCACATATAGGGCAAATGATAAACTTACCATTTTTACCCGCCCTAGTGTATTTGTTGACTTTACTACAAGTCGCTAACCATTTTGGTTTTGTTTTGAGATAATCATTGATTATCTTTTCTGAACCTTTGATTTCCTGATAATTCATTTTAATTGTGGGGATTGTAAACCTTTAAAATTATCATAGCAGATATGATAGCAATAATTAATCCTATTGTAATAAGATGTAGCATTTAATTCTCCTTACAGGTGCAAATTTTTTGAAATTCCTCCAATCTTTCAATCAATCGAAGATAGACTTTTTCATCGTCAGGATGTAGAGATGGGTATGCTTTTAATGCTTTAAGAGCAACATTTATCTCTGGTTTGATTAGATCTACAAGCATAGTGATTACCTCATGTAAAGATAACCACCTGCCCAATCTACATTATTTGGGTTATGTAAAAACTCACGATGTTTGATAATTCTCATATCATATCTCACATGCTTTGCGGGAGATTTCCATGATGCAGGTTTATAAACTTCACCTGTTTTCTTATCAACAAATGCTTGAACACTTCCATCTCTATACTCATTTCTATTTTGGAAAGTGTCATAATCTTGTTGTATAATTTTATAGTATTTTTTACCACTCTGAATACGAAACTTCATTAACTTTGCTGTTCCGTTCTTTATATCATCTAATTGCTGTTGAGCATAATCTGGATAGTTTCCTAATAAATTTCCATTGAGAGTATGAAGATGATACTGTTTGTAGTTTTCAGTAAGTGAATCGCATAACTGATTTGTCCATCTAAGAACTTTTTGTTCAAGATTTTCAACCACTTGCTCCCTCTCTTCAGTTATTCTATCAAAAATTTCCTGTTTAAGTGGCATTTAAATCTCCTTTGTTGTGTATGTAATTATTATAATGCCCCCAAAAAGAATTGGGGGCAGTTGTGTGCCAGTTTATAAAGCGGTATCTGTTACCTCCACAATATCATCAAGAACTGATAGAACATCTGCTGCTGTATCTGCGTTCTCAAGTAAGAACTCTGCGAAGTTGTAAGAAACTGCGTTTGACATGATAAAAATAGCGTCGTTTACAAAAAGGGTGTGGGATGCTCAAGAGGTGCTTCACTCAACTTTGACCTTCCTAACCAAAAATGGATGTATAGGTGTGAGTACTAAGTCATCCCACAAGGGTATTGGACTTACATAAGAGTATCCATTTATGTCAAAAGACTAGGAATTGCTTAATGCCAATAGGGTGAGAGAAACAAAAACATAGTGGGGCAACTTTGCCCAAATTACCTCAACGATCATATCTCTGATTCTATGTCAGAGTAGTTGAGAACCACAGATGTTTTGTTTCCCATACCGTTATTATAGCAATGAAAACCCCTCTGTGTAGGGGGTGTGTGCCACCTTTTCAACTGGCATAAGACATCCTGATGTCTCCTGTATAATTTCTCTGTGTGTGAACAGCAGCAAGTTGAAAACCCAGTTGTGGCCAAGGTTTCTTAGGTGTATCAACACAATAGATTTCCTTGATAGCAAAGTTATACTCTCTCATATCTCTTATCCTTTTCTTAGTGGTATAGTGATTGATTGTAGTTAAGTAAACTATATTATCAGACACTTTCATACCATGCTCTAAGAATTTCTGCATCTTTGACCAAGGTGGATTTGTTATTATCCAATCAACCTTACTAGCATACTGTAAGAAATCTTTTCCCTCTCCTAACTCGCACCAATCCTTCTCACCTGTAAAATTATCATAAAAAGCACCTGTTCCCCTACAAGGATCTAATACAATGCCCATAGGATTGAAATGTTCTATAATATCTTTTGCAAGATACTCAGGAGTCATCACAATATCCTTTTCTGGTTCATTTTTTGGTGGACAAAATGCTCTCATTTGTTAAATGATCTTGTTTTTGATTTAACTATAAAGTTAATTGGTTTTGTTTCATATTCTACACCCGCTTTAATTAATTTGTCAATATTAAAAGAGCATTGAACTCTACGTTGTTTCTTACTATCAACTTTAGGGTGTATCTTCATTTGTGCATTTGCATCCTCAACGATTGTCTTCAATACCTGTCTCTCAACCTTTGTATCTTGTTGTGCATTTTTACCCTCTGGGATTGATTTAATATATGCATCAAACTCTCTAAGTTTTTCATAATTCATTTTACCCCATAGTATTTCTTCATGCTTTGGTGTAATGTGAAAAGTATATTCGGTGTGAAATATTTTATTCTCTCCAACTTGATTCCAAAGACCAATAATAATATCATATTCAGTTTCAGATCTCCTTCTTAAAACATCTCCACAATCAACTTTCCTTCCCTTCGCTGTTTTAATACTTACATCTTTATCTGAATGTAATCCCTTCATAATATCCATTGAAGATGTATAACCATTATCTTTCATGGAATCATACTCTTCTTTACTAAAACCAGTAAGTTCTTTTATCTTAAGGTTTTCGTAGTAATTTCCGTGTGCTTGAACTTCCATTAGATTTATTGTTTATAGGTATATCATAGCAATAAAATACCCCCTGTGTAGGGGGTATGTACCACTTTAACAAGTGTCATAGTAATATAACTACTCAATCATCATACACTCTACACTCAAAGGCATCAGGATGATTATCGCAGTAAACCTCTAGGTGTTTGTCCTGATGTCTGGTGTGCCAATCATTAATTTTACCATCATTAGGATCAACTACATCATTTTTATGATATTCTTCATAATCTGCGTGAACATTCTCTAACTCTTCTTTTGTGTATTCTAACATACCATGATTGATATGCTCCTTGCCATCTTTAGGATCAAGGTAAACCTCGTGGTCTAGATTGTGTTTTGGATGGGTCATTTTCGTTCCTTTTTGATGAAATCACCGTTCATATTATAATACAATTTATGGTTTTCTGTAGCAATATAGTGTCCTTTTATTTCGTTTCCATCACAATACCAACCATAGGCGATCAATCTCTCACTTAGTTCTCGCATACCTTCAATTCTAAATTTTTTATTAGTTTGGAGATAAGAAAGATAACGCTCATCAAGATTGATCATTTGTCGAAGTAGTGATTGTGTGGATATTATAACATAACTACTTATAAAATCTAGTTGTGCTTAACAGTTTCTTAATCTTTTTCGTCCTCATTGAAAAAAGTTCCATAGAATCCACTATCACCCTCTTTTCGATTCTCGATCTTCTCTACAATTTCCACAGCATGTAATAAATTCTCGATCTCTGCGAGCATATCTGCAATATGCTTACTAATAAAAGGTTTCTCACTTCTAGCAGAGAAAGATAGAGCATTTCTTAAATTTTCTTGTGCATCTCGAAGAGATAATTCTACTTGTTCTGATAATGCCATTAGTTTCTATTATCCCCTGCTTTATTATCAATCTCAGCACATACTCTAGGATTGTCGTAATCAGGTGTTTCAAATTCATCTTTTGGCCACCAAATACCATCACCCGACATTTCCCATCCAGAATCAACCATATCTTGATAGGACATTTCTTTCTCTGGTAATTCTGTGTAATCTGGCCATTTAGAAGAATTAGTTATATAATCATCTAACTCCTGTTGATGAAGATTAACAACATTATCTTTATGTTCAGTTCCATGAATAAGACTTAACAATTCATTAGTGTCTCTCACACACATTCTATGATATGTAAGATTTCTCCTAAGAGTTGCCCTTATGGTGTCATATATTTCTTTTGGAGTGCAGTCAGATGTTAAAGCATCCTCTAATACTTCCTCCAAATTAATCAAAGAATAACTGCGGTTGTTTTCCTTGTCGCTCATTCTGGTCGTGTTTAATTGCTTCTTGTACTATAGTCTCTATCTCCTCTGTTGTCAACTCATTCATAAACTTCCAGTTAGGATCATTTCTATCCCACTCAACTGTAAATGATCCATCATCGTTTCTATTAATCTTCAGACTGTCCTTCAATGTGTTCACCTTTTTTGATTCTTCTCTTTATTTTTTTAGCATAACGAATTTCATCCTTAGAATACAACTCAGGATGTTTCTTTGCCCTCTTCAACAATAGTTTTACTGCTTTCTTGTCTCTCATTAGAACTTATTGCAATTCTACCCAAAAGAATATTTATATCATTTATCTGGGAACTAACATAAATCATTTCAGACTGTAGACGATCTATCCTTTCATTGTTAGCCTCCATTTGTGCTTCAAGATAGGATATTTTATCATTATCCTCGTCATCTTCTGCCCATAGTGGTTCTGTATCATCAGTGCGGTAGGGATATAATATATCCTCTAACTCAGATACTATTGACCAAGCAAACTCTCTTAATCGAAATAATGGTTTCATTTATAACAGAATAGAAAATCATCTACAAAAGATTCTGACTTCTCCTCACCAAACTTATTTTTAAGATATCCTCTAACAGGATCAAGTTCAGTCATATAAGTATCGAAGTTACTATACACCTTAGTATCTGTTCCTTTAGGTTTATTCTCCTCTATCATTTCTTTATACTTTGCTAAGTAATCTTTAAACTCTGATAGGTAAACATTAACTTCTTCTGGTTTGCAGTATCTTACAAAGATATTCTTAGAGAAGTGATTTCCCATCTCGAAAAATCTATACTTACCATCATCTTCTGGCAGTCCATCGACAGAGAACATATATTTTTCTACAGGATGTTGAAAATCAAATACAATGATAACTTTCCTATCAGAAAATTTCATCAAATCCATACCAAAACAAGGAAGATTGCGAGTATCGGATGCAGGGTGTTCTGTTTTGGGATATAAAATTGTATTGTAAATATCTGATTTAGGATCAGTGATATGTGCTTCTCTTGCTTTTATAAAGTGCTTTCCTGTTCGGATATTTGCTACTAACTTAGCATCTTTATTTTCCCATCTTGCCCACTCCTCAGTGATTTTTAACTGGGGAAAGGTATCAAAGAGTGCTTTAATATAATCTTGCCAAATGCTATTATGCAATTCCATTTCTAATCCTTTCTTGAAGTTCAATCTCATTTTCTTTAATTGCTAATAATGTATCATATGGTATCCATGCAGGTTCTTCATCTGAAAACTGCACCTGTACTTCCTTGACAACTTTATCATGAAACCTATCATAAACAGTTCTCACATTTTTTACAGGTCGAAACGGATTTCCAATTTTATCTTCCATAATAAAATATAACTGTATTCATTATAAAACCCCTGACAATATTTGTCAAGGGTTTTGTGATTATTAAATTTTTTAATTAAGGTGGGTGTGTGTGTATTGTCATGTTAGAATAGAAATGTTTACTTTAACCTCTAAACTAAAACCTCCTTACATATACGTTTACAATTTGAATTTGTGTCCTCGCAGTCAATTAAGCACTCGTAGTATTCTGCTAGTAAATCATCGTGGTCATCATCAGATGATAGTTGATTATGGGATATTAAGTTGTGCATTAAAAACTCCGTAAAACTACAATTTATAGAACATGATATAGGAGCATCAGGTCATCTTGCTACCTCTAATTCTCCCTATTATTTATAGCAAATGTGTTCATATTTGCTAATATACTTAATAAAAATTTATGCCTAGTAAAAGGCAGAATCAATACCATCAGGGTCATAAAAATCAGGACATAACATAGCCCCTGCTATTTCTTTTGCTTCAATATTGTTCGCACATAATTTGTTCATCCATATTCTTTCATTGAGATCAACTATACCATCAGTTGAAATAATTCTAGAAAGAATGTCCGTTAATTTAAGTTTTTCTTTCTTTTCCATTTTAGTCACGTTGCCTCCAATCGTCCGATCTATCTTGATGAAACCAATCCACAATATCCTGTGGATCTCCGAAACCCCTAGGATGATTGTTTGAATCGGGGTCACCTAAATTCAAACTATTCAGAAAAGAATCAGTGGGATCTGTATTCATTCTCCTTGCTTTTTGCAACATACCTCTTGCTGAAGTATTTGCTTTTGATAATTTCTCTGCCCATATCATATCTGATAAACTAACCTCTGTTCCTGAAGCAATATCCTTACATATTCCTTCTAACCGTAGACGGTATTGAGTTGATAACATAAAATCATCTAATAGGTAAAATTATTTATCCTAATGAGTCGATTACTGCTGGTAGTATAGCATATTCCTTTCTCTGTATGGCTTTTGTTAAGGATTGTATATCATCATCAGGTAATATTGGAACCTCACCTTGCATTATAATCTCACCACCATCCAACTCTTCATTTACATAGTGGACAGTGCATCCAGTGACACTCTCACCCGCATTGATAGCTTGCTCAACTGCGTGTAATCCCTTATACTTTGGAAGTAATGATGGATGAACATTGATAATAGGACAAGGAAACTTAGATGGATTTTGCAATACTCTCATATAACCTGCAAGAATTATGAGATCTACTTGAAAAACCTTGAAAAGTTGTATCATCCTATCTTCATCCTTATGAGGAATCCTACAATGAGGAATACCAAACTTTGCTGCTCTTTTAGCAGCACCACACTTCTTAGTATTGTGTATCATCAATACAACTTCGTGTTTTCTACACAATGGATTTGTAATTATGTTCTCGAAATTTGTTCCTTTACCAGAACACATAATTCCTAATCTCATAATAATTTAATTCTTAATTTAAAATTCCATACTCAGAAAGATCATATTCTGGTATTGTTAGAGTTTCACCCTCAAGAGGTGTTGGTTGTCCTATCTTGTTTAGGATCTTGGCAGGAATTTCTTTCATAGTAATGTCATAGGGTATGGGTGCGTTTGCTACACATACTCTAATACATTCCAATTGTTCCTCAGTGAAATTATAATCTTTTATATCTTGATGCATTTTTACTAATCATACTCGCTCGCATTTTCAGGATTATCTAACTCAGAACTCTTATATGAATGATTCATAA